ATAACACTAACGAAACCCCAACATAAAGTTTCATCAAGTAATAAAAGATTTAGAGTATTAGTATCAGGTCGTAGATTTGGTAAAACCTATTTATGTATTACTGAAATGATGAAGTATGCAACACAGATTAATAAAAAAATATGGTATGTAGCACCTACATTTAAAATGGCTAAAGAGATCGTATGGTCTAATTTAAAAGATATGCTTTCACAATTTAACTGGATAGAAAATATTAATGAATCTAATATGACTATAACAATCAAAAAAACAGGTAGTAAAATATCTTTAAAGGGTTGTGATAATTATGATGGTCTGCGTGGAGTAGGATTAGACTTTTTAATATTAGACGAATTTGCTGATATTGAGGAAAAGGCTTGGACAGAAGTTTTAAGGGCTTCTGTATCTGACACTGAGGGAGATGTACTAATGTGTGGGTCACCAAAAGGCTATGGTAACTGGTCGTATAGAATGTACCTTAAAGGACAACAGGGCGACAAGGAGTGGGATTCATTTCAATTTACTACCTTGCAAGGTGGAATGGTATCAAAGGAAGAAATAGAGCAAGCTAAACAAGATATTGATATTAGAACTTTTAGACAAGAGTTTGAGGGTACATTTGAGAATTATGCTGGTAGTGTTTATTATAATTTCCACCCTGTAGAAAGTGTAGTTAAAAAAGAAATAGATTGGACAAAACCATTACATATTGGCATGGACTTTAATGTGGACCCAATGAGTGCTTGTGTAGGACAAATAGAAAAAGATAAAATATTTTTTTTAGATGAGGTTATAATTTATTCAAGCAATACTGATGAAATGGTAGAAGAAATAAGAAACAGATATGGAACTAAAATACCTATTTTTATTTATCCTGACCCAGCTTCAAGGCAAAGAAAGACATCTGCTGGTGGTAGGACTGATTTAAGTATTTTACAAAATGCAGGATTTAAAGTTAAATGTAAATTAAAACACCCAGCTATCCGAGATAGGATAAATGCTGTTAATAGCAAACTAAAAGATTCTAATGGTAATAGGCATATTTTTGTTTCACAATCGTGTAAAACTATTGTAAAAGGATTGCAACGACAAATTTACAAGGAGAATACGAATATTCCTGATAAGGAAGATGGTTTTGATCACATGAATGACGCAATAGGTTATATGATTGATTTTTTAAAACCTCTTACAACTCAGGCAGTATTTTCCAGACCAACAAGATGGGCAATTAAATAGTTATGGCATATACTCGAGATCAAGCATTAGACACTCATAAAGACTATTCAGAAACAGTTAATAATTGGGAATATTACATTAGATCATATAATGGTGGTTATGACTATATGATTGGTCAATATCTTAATAGATACAACCTTGAATTAGATAACGAGTTTAATCAAAGATTAGCAAACACTCCATGTGATAATCATTGTAAAAATATTATTCAAATTTATTCATCATTTTTATTTAGAGTTAGACCAAGCAGAGATTTTGGTTCTATGCAAGATGAAGCAAGTTTAGAATCATTCTTAAAAGATTCTGATTTAGAGGGTAACAATTTAAACTCTGTAATTAAACAAGCACAAAACTATGCATCTATTTATGGTCATTGTTTTTTAATGTTAGATAAACCAAATGTAACTACCAACACTAGAGCAGAAGAATTAGATCAAGATATTAGACCATACTTATCAATCGTTACTCCTGAAAATGTTTTAGATTGGAACTTTGAAAGACAAGTTAATGGTAAGTATGAATTAAATTATTTAAAAGTTAGAGAAGAAGTCGATAAGAATGGGGGAACTTACATGAGAATTTGGTATCCTGATAAAATAGATACTATCTACATGGAAGAAAGATCAGAGCCTAGATTGATAGATACTGTACCTAATATGATTGGTAAAATACCAGCAGTAATTTTATACAATGCTAAATCACATAAAAGAGGAATAGGTCAATCGGATTTAACTGATATTGCTGATTTACAAAAATCTATCTACAACGAATACTCTGAAATGGAACAACTAATCAGATTAACTAACCACCCGTCATTAGTTAAAACTCCAAGTGTAAATGCTAGTGCTGGTGCTGGTGCAGTAATAGAAATGCCTGATGAAATGGAACCAAATTTAAAACCATATTTATTACAACCATCTGGTCAGAATTTACAAGCTATTATGGAGTCTATAAATAACAAAGTAGATTCAATAAATAGAATTGCTCATACAGGTGCTGTTAGAACTCAAAAGACAGGAATAACATCTGGTGTTGCATTACAAACAGAATTTGAATTATTAAATGCTAGACTATCTGAGAAAGCTGACAACTTACAAATAGCAGAAGAACAACTATTTAGATTATATGCTTTATTCCAAGATGCTACATTTGATGGAGAAATTAATTATCCAGATTCATTTAACATTAGAGATTATGCAAGTGATCTAATGTACTTCCAACAAGCTAAAGCATTAAACATTGGTTCATCTACATTTGCTAAAGAAGTTGACAAAGAAATTGCTAGAGCAGTTATTGATGATGATGAAAAGTTAAACGAAATTTTTGAAGAAATAGATCAAGCAAAAGAAGTAGGTCAGTTTACACAAGACGAGCCAGCACAAGTAGATCAAGAAGTAGAACAAGAACAGATATAATGAATGTCCGATATAGTCAAAGATGCTACACTTTATAGAATTAAGCAGATAGAACTTGCTGAGGCAGAATATTATAAATCATTAATTAAAACTTTAGACAGAATAGAACGAGAAGTAGTTGCAGTTGCTTCAAGATTACCTTTAACAGATGGAAAGTTAATTGAACTACAGTCAGCTATAGCAATTAGACCACAAATAAAATCTATCTTAGAAAAAGAATATCTTAAATGGTCAGATACAGTTGTTAGAGAGGGTTTTAATAAACAAGCTAAAAGAGTTAATAAATCATTTAAAGCTATATTAGAAAAAGCTAGAATAAGAAATAAATTATCAGCAGAAGATTTGGCTAAATTTTCAGAACTTACTAAAGGAGATTTAGCATTAGTTAAAAACTTAAAACAACAATATTTTACGCAATTTAAAGATGTATCTAATACATTTACTAGAAGATTGTCAGAAAAGGTTTATCAGAATACATTAGTGGGTAGTGAGTTTGCAATATTAGAAAAGGAATTAAGACAAACAATCAATGGTATTTATGCAAGTGCAGATGACCCAGAAGCACAATCTTTAATAGAATATATAAATGAAAATAAGTTCGATAAATCAAAAAAAACAATAGTAGAACAAAAAATACAGCTTTTACAGTCAAAATTTGCTAGAGATCGTGCTGGTGAAAACATGAAAAGATATGCTGGTCAAATACTTAATGATTCATTAAGGGATTTTGATGCAACCCTTAATTTTAATAAATCAAATGATGCTGGCTTAACTTATGTTAAATATTATGGAGATGTAATACCTACCACTAGAGAGCATTGCAGAAAGATAATTAATGGGGTATATGATAAGAGGAAAAGTGGACTTTTCACAATTGATGAAGTCAATTCACTTTGGACAAGTAGAAGTTGGAAAGGCAAGAAGTCTGGAAATCCTTTAGTTGTTCGTGGTGGTTATAATTGTCGTCATCAATGGTCTTATGTCAATCCTGATTGGTATGACACTAAAGGCGAACTAATAATATAACAATAGGAGAAACAATGTCCGAAGAAAAAACAAATGTTGCACCAGAAGTAGCAACTGAAACTAAAGAAGAAGTAAAAGTAGAAGAAACAAAACAAAATACTTTTACGCAAGAACAATTAGACAATATAATTAAAACAAGACTTGAAGCTGAAAAATCTAAATACGAAAAGAAACTTCAAGAAGAAGAAAAACAAAAACAAGAAATCTTAAAACAAGAACAGCTTAAAGAAGCCAAAACTAAGCAAGATTTAGAAAAGATAATGCAAGAAAGATTATCTGAAAAAGAAAAAGAATTGCTTAATTATAAAACTCAAATTAAAAAAGAAAAAGTAGATAATTCAATACTATCTATTGCTAATAGAGAAAAATCTATTAACGCACAGCAAGTAGTGTCTTTATTAAAAAATGAAGTTAGATACACAGATGATGGTCGTATAGAAGTAGTTGATAATAATTCTAATGTACGATATAACGCAAATGGAGAACTACTTAGCATTGAAGATCGTGTTAAAGAGTTTTTAGATAGCAACCCACATTTCCGTCAAGGGTCATTGTCAGGTTCAGGAAGCCAGAGTGCTATTGGTGGTCAAACTGTTAAACCTTTTAAACTACAGGACTTAGACTTAACAAAGCCAGAAGATCGTAAAGCCTATGCAGAATATAGGAAGAAACGAGATTCAGGTGCTGTTGAGATTAAATTAAACAATTAAACTTAATAGGTAATTAAAATGGCAAACGAAAGTACAAGTTCTACACTATCAGAACTATATACAGAGATAGTTGCAGAAGCACAATTCGTAGCTTCTGAAAAATCCATTATGAGAAACTTAGTTAAAAACTATGCTATCTCAGGTGGTGGTAAAGCAGTTGAAGTTCCTGTCTATGCAAATGTAAGTGCGGCGGCAGTATCAGAAGCAACTGACTTATCAAACACAGCAATCAACCCAAGTTCAGTAACTATTACTGCATCAGAGGTTGGTGTTATGACTACTCTAACTGACTTAGCAAGAAACTCAGCACCAAGAAATGTTGCTGGAGATATTGGTAAATTGTTTGGAGAAGCACTAGCAAGAAAACAAGACGCAGATTTAACTGCATTGTTTGATGGCTTTTCAACTGCATTAGGAGATGGAACAGGTGCAATAGCATCTGCATCTATCTTTAACGCACTTTCAACTTTAAGAGAAAATGCTCTTAACATTGACGATTGTGCAGTTGTTCTACACCCTAAAATCGCTTATGACTTAAAAGCTGGTTTGACTAATACTTTTGCAAACGCAAATGCAAATGACTTATCAAACGAAGCATTAAGATCAGGTTTTGTTGGTAGATTAGCTGGTATGCCTGTCTTTGAAACTTCAAACATTGCTAATACTGGTAATGCTGGAGATTACAAAGGTGGTGCATTCCACAGAGATGCACTTGCAATCGCTATGATGCAAGATGTTAAAATTGAAACTCAAAGAGATGCGAGTTTAAGAGCAGATGAAATTGTTGCTACATCAGTTTATGGTGTTGGCGAAATTCATGACTCTTATGGTGTTGAATTACACTTCGATTCATCAATCCAATAATAGGATACTTTGTGAGGGTGGGAAACTGCCCTCGCAACTAACAAAGGAGATACAATGGTTAAATTAGTATTATCAAACGAAAAAATGATTACTCTTAAAAGAGGTAATAAAACAATCACTAGAACTGAATTAGATTATGAAACAAATAAAGTTATGTATGATTTTAGAGGTTTTAAAGAAGTACAAGATGATGTAAAAGAAAATATTAAAGAAGTTGATAGAACTTTTGAAAACGAAGCAAAAGTAATACCTTTAAAAAAGAAAAGAAAAACAAGGAAGAAAAAAGATGAATAAATGGATTTGGCTAAAGACTAAGAAAAAAATTAAATGGATATGGATTAAAGCTAAAAACAATCCAATGTATTCTATTCCTGTAATTTGTTTAATCGCTTATTTAGTTTGGAGTAATTAATGGCTAATTATACAGGTGCAAATGTTATTACAACATCAGATGTTCAAAAGTATCAACCTGACGCATTTGATTTTGGTATTTCTACAACTGCTACTGAAACAACTAATTTTTTAGCACAAACTACAAATGATATTTTAAGAGCATTAAGAGTAGAATGGTGGCCTGTATATAAAACAAATATATTTACAGATATTACAGTTTTAAATACTGCTGAAATGGTAAATACAAAAGTTAATTTAGATCAGTTTGAACGTGCTGGTGTTTATTTATTTCTTGGTAGATTTTATTTACCAGCATTAACTAAATTTAGACCAGAAACAGAAAAAGATAGATTTGAAAGAATGCAAGAATATTACATGAGCCAATACAATATCGAATGGAGAATGATATTAGAAGATGGTGTAGAATATGATGTAGATGCAGATGGAACTATTGTATCTAATGAGAGAGAACCTTTACATGGATTTAGAAGATTGACTAGATAATGGCTTTAGATTTAAAAATACAATCTAATAACAAACAAGTAGCAAGAAAATTTAAAAAATTTCAATCTGTATTATCACGAGTTATAGACAAAGGGCTTAACCAAGCTGGTTTTCAATTATTAGATATTATTAGAACTAAAACAAAAAAAGGAATTGATTTTAACGATATACCCTTTGCACCATATTCAGAGGGTTATTTAAAAAAATTAAATAAAGAGGGTAAATCAACAAATGTAGATTTATTTTATTCTGGTCGTATGCTAGGTAGTTTAACTCCATCATCTACTATAAAAAAAACAGCAAGAAATAAAGTATCTCTATCTTTTAACAATTCTCAAATGAGACAAAGAGCATTATTTAATCAAGTTTTAAATTCTCCACAAAGAAAATTTTTTGGCTTTAACAATAGAACAGAAAAGATTATAAGTAAGCAATTTAACAGATTTGTAGAAAAAGAATTAAGAAAGTTTAGAATATGAGTGTAAGAGAAAACATAGCATCTAATTTATTGACAGTTATATCTAATATATCTAGCCCAATAACTATAAGAAAAGCTACAAGACAACCTTTTTTATTAGATGAATTATCAGAGCAACAATATCCAGCAGTAATAGTTCAAACATCTGAAGAAAATAGAGATGATTCTGAGATGGGTAGTGGTGCTAAAACAAGACATGGTACTATTGATTTTGTAATATCTGGCTTTGTAAAAGGTTCTGATTCTAATATTGATACTAAGAGAAATGAATTAATTACAGCTATTGAAACTGCGATAGAAATTGATATTACTAGAAGTGGTAATGCACTTGATTCAGAAGTTGTTCAAGTAGAAACTGATGAGGGTTCTTTATTTCCTATTGGTGGCATTAGAATGACAATAAGATGTATGTATGAATATCAGGCAGGTACACCATAATGGCTAAAGCAGATCAATTAATAGATAAGTTAGAAAATAAACTTGATGACATTGAAAAAATGGTTGATGAAATTTCTTTAATGATTATGGACGCAAGAAAAAAAATAGACAATTACAAAGAAAACGAAAGTATAGAAGATTTTCCTGAATTAGATGAGTTCAATGAACTTGACGGAGAAGAAGAAAACTAATAAAAGGACTTATGGCTAAAGATATTAAATTATATAAAGGTAATGAAGAAACTACAATTAATGAAACTAACCTTGAATATTTTTTAAGTTTAGGCTATAAGCAAGAAAAAGAACAACAACAATCTAAAAGTAAAAAGGATAAGAAATGGCAACACATCACGGAAAAGAAGGAGTTGTAACAGCTGGTGGAACAGCAGTAGGGGAACTTACTAGCTTCACACTTGAAACAACAGGAGATGTAGTAGAGGATACAGCTTTAACAGATGCAACTAAATCATTTGTTGCTGGTAGAACATCATTCTCTGGTACTTTAGAAATGCACTTTGATGAAACAGATACACCTCAAACAACTTTAGTTGCTGGTGCTTCAATCTCATTTATTTTATTACCTGAGGGTAATGCAAGTGGAGACAGAAGTTTTGCTGGTACAGGAGTTGTTACAGGAATGTCAGTTAATAACTCAATGGACGCAATAGTTTCAAGAACTGTTACTTTTCAAGGAACTGGTGCACTTACAATAGGTACTGTATAATCCTAATTTATGTCAGTATTAGATCATGCTCGTTCTCACTTTGAGAATATTGGTATTCAATCTATTGAAATTCCTGAATGGAAAGATGAACATGGGAAACCCAGCATTATTTATTGGAATCCTATAAATCTTTACGAAAAGAATGTCCTTTTTAAAAAATCTGGTAACATGTCTGAAGCAAGTATTCTTGCAGATATTCTTGTATTGAAAGCCTTAGATAAAGATGGAAATAAAATGTTTAAGCCAGAGGATAAAATGGCTTTAATGTATAAAGTAGATGCTGATGTTATAGCTAAAATATCAAATGCTATGGTTCAAAATCTTAGTCCCGAAGAAGTAAAAAAAAACTAAACTCATCACCTGATTTAAAGAATTTACTTATTGTTGCTGATAGGTTAAAAATAACATTATCTGAACTTTTAAAAATGGAAGTTTGGGAGTATAATCATTGGCTAGGTTATATGATGATTGAACAAGATCAACATGAATCAGTTATAAGGAAAGCAAAACATAAATAATGGCACAAAATCTTAAAATAAATATACTTGCACAAGATAAAACTAAACAAGCCTTTAATGGTATTAGAGGTAGATTAGATAAATTAAAAAGTGCAGTGTTTTCAGTTAGGGGTGCATTAGTTGGTATTGGTGCTGGTGTTGTTATAAAATCATTTGTTGATACAGGAAGAAGTGTTGAAGATTTACAAGTTAGATTAAAACAATTATTTGGATCTGCACAAGAAGGTGCAAAAGCTTTTGATGTAATGGCAAATTTTGCAGGCAAAGTTCCTTTTTCACTAGAGCAAATTCAAGCAGCTTCGGGAAATTTAGCAGTTGTTGCTGGAGATTCAGATAGATTAGCAAAAATTTTAGAAATCACAGGTAACGTCGCAGCAGTTACAGGAATTGATTTTCAAACTGCTGGTGAACAAATACAAAGATCATTTACTGCTGGTATTTCATCTGCTGATATTTTTAGAGAAAAAGGTGTAAGAGATATGCTTGGCTTTAAAGCTGGTGCAACTATTACAGCAGAAGAAACTATAAAAGCATTTGAAAGAGTGTTCGGAAAAGATGGTAAATTTGGTGGTGCAACAGATGAACTTGCTAATACATTTACAGGAACATTATCAATGCTTGGCGATAAATTATTTAACTTTAAAAAGAATGTTGCTAATGCAGAATTTTTTAGTTCTTTAAAAGGAGAATTTAAAGACTTAAATAAATTTATTGAAGAAAATGCAGATGCTTTTGAAACTATATCTGAAATTATTGGTTCTGTATTATCTAGTGCGGTCAAACTATTTTCAATATCTATAAAAAGCGTTGCAACAGCAGTTGGTGGTGTTCGTAGTGCTTACGAGGGTTTGTTAAACATACTTAACAAGATACCAGGTATTGATATTCAATTTATTAATAAACAACAAAGACAAATTTTAAGAGATTTAGACAATTATGAAGATAGCATTATGCGTATTGGTAAAGCACAAGAAAAAGTAAATGTAACTTTAGCCAAAGCAACAGAAGAAGTTAAAAAACAAAAACGAGAACATAAAAATATACATCAAGCATATATTAGTCATAAAAAACAAATTGAAGCAACTAATCATTTACACATAGATATACATTCTAAATTAAAAGCACAAAATGTTCAATTTAGTTTAAGTGCAGAAATATTTAGTTTAATGACTTCAACAGTTGAATCTTTTTCAAGAGGCATTGCAGAGTCATTAGTATTAGGTAAAAGCATGGCAGAAACTTTTAAAAATATTGCTAGAAATTTATTAATAGAAATTATTGCTAAGACAATTCAAAGAATAGCATTATTAACAATAGAAAAATTGTTATTAGGAAAATTGTTTGATCAGGAAAATGCTAGACTTAACACAGAAAAAAACATTACAAGTGAAAAGAAAAAACAAGTGGCACTTCAAGCAATGCTTATGGCAATGGGAGGTGGTGGTGGTGGAGGATTTTTTTCTTTTTTAGGATTTGCAAAAGGGGGTGCAGTATCAAAAGGCAATCCAGTAGTAGTTGGAGAAAATGGTCCAGAATTATTTGTACCTAACCAAACAGGACAAATTACACAATCTGCTAGAGGCACAGGTGGTGGAAGTGGTACAACAGTTAATTTTAATATTAATACAGTTGATGCAAGTGGCTTTGAAGATTTACTATTTAGATCAAGAGGAACTATATCAGCATTAATTAATCAAGCTGTAAATGAACAAGGTAGAGGAAGTGTAATTTAATGTCAGGTGCTTTTCCAATATCAACTGCTAAGTTTTCTACATTAGGAATTAAAAGTACACAAAACACTTTAGTTTCAATAACTGATAGTGGTAAAAAATTATCAAGACAAATTGATGGTCAAAGATTTGGATTTACTGCACAAGTTATAACTGCAAAACGATTAGATGTTTATGGAGAACTTATGGCTTTTATAATGAAACAAAGATCAAGCAAAGAAAACTTTACTATTATTCCACCAGAAGTTTCTAATGCTAGAGGTAACGAAACAGCAACGATACAAGTTAATGGCTCACACACTGCTGGAGATACTACTATTACTGTTAATGGCCATCACAATAACAACCCTAACGCATTTAGAAGTGGAGATTTTATAAAGTTTGCTAATCATACAAAAGTTTATATGATTGTAGCTGATGTAAACCCATCTAGTAATGCCTCAACTTTAACAATAGAGCCACCCTTAATATCAAATTTAGCAGATGACGAAGTTGTAACTTATGACAATGTACCTTTTACAGTTTATATGACAAATAGTATTCAAGAGTTTGGAGTAGTGGGTGCAACAAAAGATGGAGATGCTTTATATCAATTTGAAATTGATGTAGAAGAAGCACTATAGATGACAAAATATTTAGTGAGGCACTATGTTACTGCTGATTTTATAGCAGAAAAAATAGTAGATGAATCAGAAATAGATTCAGAAAAAAACAATTTAAAACAAAATACTATTCCAGATGGAAGTTTTAGCTTTATTATGGTAGAACAAAGCGAAAAGTTAATAAGAACAACCTACGAAAAATATGACGAGAGCCTTAACAACAGCAGTAAAGAACCAATTAGCAACAAATGATATAAGACCAGTTCATCTTATTAGTATTGGGTTTAGTACTCCTGTTAATATAACTGATTGTTCTTTTCCTTTAACTTCTTCAATATCAGGTTCATCAGTTACATATTCTGCAAGTGATTTTATATTAGATATATCTAGTTTTGATGAACAAACTGATATTACAAAAGGCACATTAAATCTTACTTTATCTGGTGTAAATACAACATACATAGCAGTTGTGTTAAATGAAAATGTTATAAACGATAGTGTTACAATATTTAGAGGAATATTAAATAGTTCTAATACACTTATTGCAGACCCTATATTATTATATGAGGGTAAGATAGATGGATTTGATGTTAATGAAAGCAAAGACTCAAGTCTAGTTAATTTAAAAGTAGTATCTCATTGGGCAGATTTTGATAAAAAGTCAGGTCGAAAAACAAACAATACATCACAGCAAAGATTCTTTAGTACTGACGTTGGTTTTGATCATGCCTCAGAAATGGTTCAAGATATTAGGTGGGGTAGAAAATAATGCAAGATATTATTTCACTTTATAGAAATTATAATAAATTTAATGTTTGTATAGATGATGATTTAGCATCTTATCTTTTACCAAGTATTAACTTAAATCAATATAAAAAACATTATTATAATAATGAATTAATAGGTTTTACTAATTGGGCTTTATTATCTGATAATGCACACAACAGATTTAAACAGACAGCAATTATTAATAATGAAGATTGGAATTCTGGTAATCATCTTTGGCATATAGAAACAATATGTAAATCAAATCTTAATAAAATAATGAAATGGACTAAATCCTTTTTAACTGAACAATTTGGAATAGGAAAACAAATTAATTGGTTAAGAATAAAAGATAATAAAATTGTTCGAGTTGTTACAAGAACTACAAAAAAAGGTTGGTTATAATGGGTGGTTTTAATCCTTTTAAAATTATAAAAAAAGTTGTAAAGCCTGTTGTAAAAATAGTAAAAAAGGTTGTTAAAACTGCTGTAAACGTAGTTCAAAAAGCTGTTTCATGGGTTACACCATCTTTTCCATCATTTGATGCTGGTGGCACAGGTAGTGTAGGTTCGTTTGGCTCATCAGCTATGGATAATTATGAACAAGGTATCATAATTAATAAACAATCTAATGACGCATCTATTCCTGTTGTTTATGGAGAGAGAATGGTTGGTGGAACAAGGGTATTTTTAAGGAGTTCAGGAAATTCAAATAATTATTTGTATATGGCACTTGCTTTAGCAGAGGGAGAAATAAACTCTGTAGAACAAATTTATGTTGATGATACACTTGTTGGCTGGTCAGGTGCTTTAACACACGGAACAACAAGAAATTCATATGCTGGAAAATATGGAACTAATATTTTAGTTCAATGTTTTATGGGTAAAGATGATCAAGTTGCTAGTAGTCTTTTAACTCCTGTATCTGGTTGGGGCTCTAATCATAGATTAAGAGGTGTTTGTTATTTAGCTTTTAGGTTTAAGTGGAATCAAAATAAATTTAGTGCTATTCCACAAGTCAAAGTTAAAATTAAAGGTAAAAAGGTTGTTACACTTGATTCTAATTTAAACGAATCATCAGAAACTTTTTCAACAAATCCAGCATTTTGTATTTTAGATTATTTAAGAAACACAAGATATGGAAAAGGTTTAGCAACAACTGATATTGACTTACAAAGTTTTTATGATGCTTCACAAGTTTGTATTACACAAGTAACGCCTTATTCAGGTGGTAGTGATATTAATATATTTGATACTAATTTTGTGCTTGATACAGGAAGAAAAGTAATTGATAATTTAAGAGAACTTATAAAAGGTTGTAGAGGATATTTACCATATACTCAAGGTAAGTATAAATTAATTATAGAAACAACAGGCTCTGCATCTATAACTTTAACAGAAGATAATATTATTGGTGGTTATGTTTTATCAAGCCCAGATAAAAATTCTAAGTTTAACAGAGTTATTGCTACATATATTAACCCAGCTAGAAATTTCCAAGTAGATGAGGCACAGTTTCCACCTATTGATGATTCTGGATTACCAAGTGCAGATCAACACTCAACAATGAAAACTGCTGATGGTGGAGTATTGTTAGAGGGTCGTTTTGAGTTTCCGTCATTAACTTCAACATATCAAGCAGAAGAAATGGCAGAAATTATTTTAAGAAGATCAAGGGAAGCATTGGTATTACAAATAACAGCAGACTTTAATGCATACGATTTAGCGATTGGAGATATAGTAGGAATAACACATAGTTCACTTGGTTTTTCTGCTAAAAATTTTAGAGTTCTATCAATTACATTTAATGAAGATTATACAATTAGTTTAAATTTAGTAGAGCATCAAAACTCACATTATACATGGACATCAAAATCTGAAATTAGTTCAACACCTACAACAACTTTACCAGACCCATTTACAACAATAAATTTATCAGAAGTTAGTAATTTTTTAACTGTGTCAGATACTATCGTTGCTTATAATGATGGTGTTATTATTACTAAATTGTTAATTGATGTTTTACTTTTAGATCAATCTCAAGGATTTAGTGGAGATGGTACAGAGTTAGACCCACCAGATGCATTTTTTGATTATTTTGAAGTAGAAATATCTGAGGACAATCAAACATTTACAGAAGTAGGCTCAGGCAAACAATCAAGATTTGAAGTTTTAAATGTTAAAGATGATACTTTGTATTATGTAAGAGTTAGATATGTTAATACAGCTGGTGTTAGATCAGATTATATAACTGCTAGTCATACTGTAGTTGGTCAATCTGCACCACCTAGTAATGTTCAAAACTTTTCAATTAATGTAGTAGGCGATCAAGCAATATTAAGTTGGGACGCAGTAACAGATTTAGATTTGTCTTATTATGTTATTAAACACAATTCTAATACTACAGGTGCTACATGGATTAACTCTAAAAATATAATAGATAAAATTGGACGACCAGCAACTACTGTTACAGTTCCTTTTTCTAGTGGAACTTATTTAATCAAAGCAGAAGATAAGAGAGGAAATCAATCACTTATTGAGACTTTAATTGTTTCAAATATAGAAACAGTTAACTACACATTAGAAACTACTATTAACGAACACACAGCATTTTCTGGTAGTAAAACAAATGTAGAAGTAGTTCAAAAAAATTCAGTTAATCATTTAGGTTTAACTGCAACAGGAACATTAGGAGTAGCATCAACATCTGTTCAAAGTTCAGGTACTTATGAATTTAATAATACAATTACATTACCAGCAGTATTTAAAGCTAAGTTTGAATCTAATGTTTTACAAATTGTAGAAGATGTTGCAAATTACATTGATGCTGGACGACCAAGTAGTTCAACTTTAATAGATAGTGGTAGCCCAGACCCTTTTGATGGAAAGACAGTTCAAAATTCAAATACAATATTACAAATAGCAACAAGTGATGATAACGTTACTTTTAGTGCTTTTCAAAACTTTACAACAGGAGAATTTTCAGGTCGTTATTTTAAATTTAAGGCTTTATTTACTTCTGCTGATCAAGATTCAAGAACTCTAGTAAACACACTTTCAGTTACAGCTAGTCTAAAAGAAAAATTAGAATCAGGTGCAGATATTGTTAGTGGTACAGGTGGCAAAACTATTACATATTCTAGTGCATTTAGATTAAATCCAGCAATTATAATTAGTGGTCAAAACATGGCAACAGGAGATTTCTTTACAATTACAAATAAAAGTACAACAGCATTTACTATTGAATTTTTTAATTCCTCTGGTACAAGTATTAACAGAACGTTTGATTTCCAAGCGAAAGGAACAGGATAATTTATGTCACAAGTATCACAAATAGCGATTGATAACCAAACATTCGCAACTTTTAGAACAACATTAAACAGTAGTTTAAATGCGATAAACACAGGTCATTTAGGTGGCTCAAGACCAAGTTCTGCTGTAGCTGGGACTATTTGGTTAGATAATTCAGCAACTAACACAATAGCCATGAAATTGTTTGATGGCTCAGATGATCTAACATTATTTTCAGTAAATACATCAACCAACGCAATAACACTTCCTAGTGGTGTTTCTATTACAGAAACTGACCCAAGTGCTATTCCATTTGCAATCGCTTTAGGGTAAAAGGATAAAATATGGCTAATAATTTTAATGATTCACAAGCAAGTTTAACAAACGCAAACTTAACTGATATTTTTACAGCTAGTAATAAATCTTTAGTTATTGCTGGAACTATTTCAAATACAACAACAACTTCAATTTTAGTAAGTTTAAAAAAATATGATAACTCAGCAAGTGCTGGAAAATTTATATTTGAAAATGTACCTTTACCAACAGGCTCATCTATTGAACTTCCTAAAATAGTTTTACAAACTTCTGACAAAATCCAAGCACAATCAGATAATGCTTCTGGCCATGCTGATGTTCACTTACAACTTTTAACAGATGTATCATAATGGGATATTTGGGCAACGCACCAGCACTAGCTTATACATCATTTGCTAAGCAAGACTTTACTGTATCAGCGACTACAAATTATTCTTTAGACCACCCTGTTGCGAACTCTAATGAACTAGCTTTGTTTATCAATTTTGTTCGACAAGAACCTACAACTAGTTATTCAGCAAGTGGTACTACATTAACACTAACAGAATCTACATCAGTTGGAGATGATATGTACTGTGTGTATTTAGGTAAAGCTGTTCAAACTGTAAATCCACCAAACTCTAGTGTTGGAACAAGTCAATTAGTAGATGGTGCTGTTTCAAGTAGTAAATTAAGTTCTGGTAAAGTTTTACAAGTAGTATCGGTTGTTGATGATACAGATGTAACAGTTAATAATCAAACATATACAGATACAGGCTTAACAGCAAACATAACACCAATTTCAACCTCATCTAAAGTTTTGGTAATGGTAATTCATGCAGTTTTGATTAGTAGTGGAGCTGGCTCTACTTTTGGAGGTATTAAATTATTAAGAGGTTCAACAGATATTTTCAATCCTAATTCTTCAAATAGCACTGGTCCATTTGCTATAGGAAATAATTTATACAGTTCAAATTATCTTTTCAGTCCAATGCAATTTCTTGATAGTCCAAACAGCACTGCACAACAATCATATAAGACACAATGTAGAGATTATAACACAACAGGTGCTTCTTATATTCGTATTAATTATCCTGGTTCAAGTGTCACTGGTAAATCAGTTATGACACTTATGGAGGTATCAGCATAATGATATTAGATGCAATTTTAAAAATAAATCCAAATGCAAAAGTATCTATTAGAGGTTCAGATATAGATACTTGCGAAATAACTTGGACTGATACAGCAGAAATATCAAAAGCAGATATTAAAGCAATGATGCCTGTTGTTGAACAAGAATTAAAAGATGCAGAAACACAAAAAGAAACAAACGCATCTAATGGAAAACAAAAACTAAAAGATTTAGGATTAACTGACGCTGAAATAAAAGCGTTGATAGGATAAATTATGGCAATATCAAAAATACCAAGTGCTGGATTTCAAGACAATGTTAAGTTCAGAAATATTTTGATTAATGGAGACCACTCTATTTTTCAAAGAGGAGATACTGCAACAGGAGTAACAGACCAAGTATATTCAGCACCTGATAGATGGAAAACTCAAGTATTTAGCACAGCAGTATTTACTATTTCTAAATCAACTGATGTACCTAGTGGTCAAGGTTTTGCAAGTTCTTGTAAATGGGATTGCACAACAGCTAACGCATCTCCAAGTGCAACAACTTTTATGACACATGAACAAAGAATAGAAGGTCAAAATATACAATATTTAGAATATGGTACATCTAGTGCTAAAAGTTTAACAGCTTCATTCTGGGTTAAATCAAATAAAACAGGTGCTTATACAGTTGGGTTATATTCAGCAGATGGTTCAAGACATATTGAAAGTTCATACACAATTTCAACAGCTAATACTTGGGAAAAGAAAATTATAACTTTTGCAGGAGATACTGCAGGAACTATTAATAATGATAATGGAGAAGCATTAAGACTTTGGTTTAATCTTGGTTCAGGTTCAAATTGGTCAAGTGGAACTCATGCAACAACTTGGTCATCTTATGCTCAAGGTGATGTTCTTGTTGATAATCAAGTCAACCTTGCAGATAGCACATCAAACGAATGGTACATTACAGGAGTACAATTAGAAGCAGGAACATCAGCATCTGATTTTGAGTTTTTGCCTGTTGATATTAATTTACAAAGGTGTCAGAGGTATTTTTATAGAACACCAGACACTAGAGAAGGTGGTGGAGATGCATACATTTTTGGTGGTGCTTATGGTGCAAGTAGTGGAAGCGTTACAATTATACACCCAGTATCGCCAATGAGAGCTGAACCTAGTTATACTTATACTGCTATAAGGACAACATCATCATTATCAAATTATATAAATAAATATGTATTTAATATTGTTATGGGTAACACCAGTCCTTATGTCTCTGGTATAAAAGTAGATGCGGAGTTATAATTATGATTAATAAAGAAAATATAAATTCAGTAACTTTAATATATGACACAGCAGTAGAACCTGCAGAAAAAAACTCTTATAAAGTTATTTTTGATACAGACAAATTTTGTTATGTACCACTAGCAGAAGACAACACAGATTACCAAGCAATACAAGAATGGATAGCAGATGGTGGAACAGTAATAGATAATGGAGGTGGAGAGTAATGGCTTATTTGGGTCGTGGTTTAGATAAAATATCAAACATAGAGGTACTAGATAATATTACCTTTGATGGTTCTAGTTCTTATTCTATTAGAAAGGGTTCAGTAGCATTTACACCAAACTCTGCTCAATCATGCTTGATTAGTATTGATGGTGTGGTTCAAGCTACTAACTTTACAGTTTCAAGTTCTACAATAGACTTTGGCGTTGCTATACCAAGCACATCAACTTGTAATTTCTTTCTACATTATGGAACAGGAGTTATGACAATACCTAGTGATGGCTCTGTGACTACTGCTAAACTTGGAGATAACTCTGTTACTACTGCTAAGATTACTGATGATGCAGTAACAAAAGATAAATTGCTTTCACATAACTATCCTGCTTTTTATGCAAGGTTAGATGGCTCACAAACTGTTACAGATAATGCTGTCACAAAAGTAACTTTAAATGAAGAATATTTTGATACTGATAATTGTTTTGACCACACAACTAATTATCGTTTTACACCTACTGTTGCTGGTAAATATTGTTTTTATGGTCAAATCTGGATGGATAGTGGTGTTGTTGCAAATAATTTACAACAAGCAAATATTTATATTTATAAAAATGGAGCAAATATAGCTGTGTCAAGAATTGATGCAAGAAATACATATACAGGAAGATTTAACACTAAAACTATTTCTTTTATTGCTTCTGCAAATGGAACTTCAGATTATTTTGAACTTTATGGACAAGTAAATAACACATCAGGAACACCAGCTTTTTACGCTACATCATCAAATGTCGAAGGTTATACATTTTTTGGCGCATACAGGATAGGAGATTAATCATGGCTAGTTTATCAAATAAAATAAGACAATATGTAAATGCAGAAGTAGATTTTAATTCAGATGTATTGCTACAAAACGATAGTGATGGCAAAGGAGATTACATTAAAGAATGGAACTTAGATAATATTGCTAAACCTACTGACGCACAATTAGACGCTTTAGAAACAGAAGCAAACGCTTATGAACAAGAATTAAAAGACGCTGAACAAACAGCAATTAACAAAAAAGCATCAGCTAAACAAAAGCTAAAAGACTTAGGTTTAGATGATGAAGAACTAAAGAGTATGGGGTTATAATATGTCTATTATTACATTATCAAAAAAAGCGTTGCCAAGTGGCAGTATAATTCAAGTTAAAAATTTACCTTTACAAACTGAAATAGCCACAACATCAACTTCTTTTATTGATGTAGGAACTTTAACAATCACACCAACAAATTCTAGTAATAAAATTTTTATTTTAAGTACACTTCATATATATCTTAATTATGCATCAGCTAATGCTTGGAGAGCTGTAAATCAAAATATAAAAAGAGATAGCACAGATATTTTTACCGACCCATTATACGGATTGGCAGATTTAAGCACCAGCACTGACAGATTAATGGTAAGAGATACAGTACAATTCCTAGATACACCTAATACAATAAATCAAATTACTTATAAATGCCAAATAAAAACTTCAGGTACAAATACAAATATTAATCATCCAGATTTTTCAGATGGTGGTGCATTTACTTTAATGGAGGTTCAAGCATAATGATTATAGAAGCAATACTTAAAATAAATCCTAATGCAGAAGTAACTATAAAAGGTGATGATATTAATACTATTGAATGGCACAATGGAACAACACCTATACCAGTAGCTGACATAGAAGCTAAGATGACAGAACTACAAGCAGAGTATGACGCTAACGAATATCAAAGAGATAGAGCAACTGCTTATCCATCAATTCAAGAACAGTTAGATATGCAATACTGGGATAAGGTTAATGGTACTACTAACTGGAAAGATGCTATTGCTAAAGTTAAATTAGATAATCCTAAATCATAATGAATGATAAAATTATTAAACCTACTAAAACATTGGAGAATTAATTTATGGAAGAAATCAAACAACGAATTAAAGAACATGAGGGGTTTAGGGATACTGTGTATTCCGATAGTTTGGGTTTCGCTACTATTGGCTATGGTCATCTTGTATTACCCACTGATAACTTTGTTGAGGGTGTTACTTATGACAAAGAGAATCTTGAAGAAGTTTTTGATAATGATTTTAAAATAGCATCAGATTCAGCTAGAGAATTATTAAGAGATATAGAACATAATTATATTGTATTTGGTGTTATTGTTGAAATGTGTTTCCAATTAGGCAAACCAAGAGTAATGAAATTTAAGAAAATGTGGGAAGCATTAAAAGAAAAAAATCTTGCAAAAGCTAGTGTAGAAATGATAGATAGTAATTGGCACAAACAAACCACAAAAAGATGTGAGAGTTTAGCTAGTATAATGAAAAACGCAAACAAATAGGAGAATATTATGCCAATGGGAAAAGGAACATACGGAAGTAAAAGAGGAAGACCAGCAAAGAAGAAAACTAAAAAAGCTAAAAAGAAAAAAAAGTAATGACTAAATCAGCTTTACAAAAAATAGAATCACACGAAAAACTTTGTCGTATAATGCAAAAGCTGACACATCAAAAAATTACTGTTATTGAAGAAAAAGTTCTTAGACTAGAAAAGATTTTATTAATTTGCACAGGCTCATTAATTAGTGCTATGGGTTATGTGATTATGGTTTTAGTAGATAAGCTGTAGGCTTTACAAAAAACAAAAAAGAAAGTACAAGCAATAATTGTATGAACAAGAGAATCCTAGTCATTAGTGACATGCATATTCCTTACCACCATAAAGATGCTATAAGCTTTTTAAAAGAAATAAAAAAAGAATTTAAACCTGACACAATTGTTAATATTGGAGATAGCTTAGACTTCCATGCGATCTCAATGCACGATAGCAACCCTGATTTATATTCTGCTGGACATGAGTTAAAAGAGGCTAGAAAATATATTAAAGAATTAGAGGGTGTATTTCCAGAAGTTACAGAAGTAGATAGTAACCACTCTAGCCTAGTTTATAGACGAGCATTAAAATATGGAATGAGTAAAGAATTTTTAAGAGATTATGGAGATTTCTTAGGCACTAAAAAATGGAAGTGGATAGATGATTTAACACTTACTATGGGTAATGGACAAAGATGTTTTTTTACGCATGGTCGTAGTGCAGATGTATTAAAAACAAGTCAAGCTATGGGAATGAGTTGTGTTCAAGGCCATTATCATACAAAGTTTGTTATTAGTTGGTGGGCGAACCCAGATAACCTATTTTTTGGAATGAACGTAGGTTGTTTAATTAACCAAAAAAGCATGGCATTTGCTTATGCTAAGAATTTCAAAACAAGGTTTATTATAGGTTGTGGAATTATCTTAAATGGAATACCCAGATTACTTCCTATGGTGCTTGACAATAAAGGTAATTGGATTAAGAAGATAGTATGACCTCAAATACATTAAAAAAGACCCTTTTAAAGAGCCATAGAGCCACGCAGAGTGATAGTTCTGCATTTTCTGAACAAGTGTCAGGAAATCACTACAAGAAGCTTAAAATACAGCCTTTAGAGTATTGCATGGCTAACGATTTAAATGCCTGTCAAACTCATGTTATAAAATATGTTTCAAGGTATGATAAAAAATGGAAAGATAAAAAAGATCAGATTAAAGATTTAAAAAAAGCAAAGCATGTAATTGATATGCAAATAGAATTATTGGAGAAAGAATAAAATGTGGTTGAATTTATTATCGTTGGGTGTAAAGACAGGTGCGAAGCTATACCAAAATAAACAACGAACAAAACAATTAATTTCTGATGCACAAATGCTTCATGCTGAGAAAATGAGCAAGGGTGAAATTGAGTATAAAGCAAAAGTTATTGAAAGTAATGACAATGGATTTAAAGATGAATTTGTCCTTATCCTTATATCTTTGCCTATCCTTATATTGGGTTATTCTGTGTTCTCTGACGATTTGGAAATTCGTAATAAACTAGAATTATTTTTTGAGTATTTTAATCAGCTTCCTTATTGGTATCAAGCTATTTTTATTGGTGTTGTATCTGCAATATATGGATTAAAGGGTGCTGACATTATGCGTAAGAAATAGTATAGTGTCCAAATGGACAAATTAAAAGTTGATGCTGTAATTACAGATTTAGAATTACAATTAGAAACACATAACAGTCCTTATGGTAGTTATGTTTCCTTTAGATTTATAGACACTTATCCATACTTTACAAAAGTTAATGAAATGGTTGAAGAAGTTAAAAGAAGAAGTGATGTAGACTTAATAAATTACGAATACACTTTTAAAAAAATTCACAAAAATACAAATTTAAAACATTTTGATGTAACTAGAAACTAGGGCAGTTCCAAACCAGATTAAGAAACCACCCTAGCCAAACTATTCACTCTCGCTTATAGTTCTATTTACTAACGCAAGGATTGTTAGTAAAATTCATTTATGATCTAGTCAATTTTTCTATTGCTAGATTGTTAATGGATTGTGTTTTTAAATTTTCACAATAACTATGACCATTCTTTGATTCTATTTTGTAATAAAGGTATAATTTTTTTTTATCTGAAAGTTCTTTTTTAACTTTCTTATACCTATCATCATTACTAGCTTTAGTTTTTGCTAAAGATACAGCCATAGTTTCATTAGTTATTTTTTCATTAACAACAAAATCAAATACTTCCTGAACTTGATCTTTTACTTCGTCATAATCTATTTCTGATCTAATTAACCTTTTATCAAGGGCATCTAGATATGAAATAATCTTATATGGGTCAAAAGATTGTGGTCGTATTTGTATGTATTTTGGCTCTTCTGACATTAACCTAGTTCTTGTTCATACATATCAGGGTTAAAATCAGTTGCACCCTCTTTAGCCCAATCTATTTCATCATTTGGACTACTTGGCAACTTATCATCAGTAAGCTGTACACCTTGTTTTGCTTGTTGATAGCTTTGCTGTTGTTGAGGTTGAGGAGTATATCCTTGTTTATTAAATGGTTTAACCATGAAGTAAGTTATTTCTAATTGCAAACCATTACTATATTGATTTGGTTCTCCTTGTGATACTTTAGCACCCCATTTTAAAAGATAGCCTGCTCTTACATATTCTTGAACAGGTGGAGAATTTAACCAGCTTTGTATATCTGATAATTCAAACATATTCTTAGTTAGAGTACATTTAAATTTAGCTTTGTTAGATGATGCACTATATTCCATTTTTGGTGCTTTATTTCCTGTAGAAAACATGGTTAATGTTAAACCACAGAAATTTGATTGTTTTCCTTGTATTTGTGTCATTTTTTTTCCTTATTGTTTCATGTTTTTATTTAGTTTAATTATTTGCCATTGCTATCATTAAGTATTTAGCACCTAGAAAAGCATTAAACATTTGTTTATTTAAAGGAAGTTCCTTAACTTCTATATTACTATCTTTTTTAGGTAGTCTTATAATTAACCCTTTAGTAATTTTCTGTTTAGTTTCTTCCTCGTAAGCGTATTTATATGCATTTAACTGTAATGTGTAGTCAAATGATATATGATTACTTGTTTTAATATCTGCTAAAACAAGATTGCCTTTCTTATCTTTTAAGATAAGATCAAGAGTACCAGCATAGTTATGCGTCTTAGAAAAAATTTTTTTCTCTAATTCAACTACCTCATATTCTTGGGTTTTCCACCAATCTAAAAATATATTCCAGCAATTAATGACTGCTGTATCAGATTGGTTTGGAATTTTTTTACCTTGAAGAAAATCTTCAATTAGTCCATGTACTACTGAACCTACTAAACCAGCATCATCTTTAATTCTGTTAGTTTTCTGTTTAGCATCATGGATTATTCTTTCAAGTTTAACTCTATCTAAAGTTTGTTCATTATCCAACATACTATGTAATGAATCTTTTATTGCTCTAATAGGAGTTGCTACTAACCAATTAGTTAATTGTGGTTTAGGAATACCTTTTCCACAAATACCTGTAACACTTTCTACTTTTTGTCCTTTATGATAATAAATGTGTTTATCATCATCAAAGTCTAATTCTAGACCATTTGTTAGTTTAGTTTTTTTATACATTTTTTTCCTTTTCTAGTTTAGCCTTTCGATTAATTGAGTAATATCATATTTATAATATTTACTTAAAACAAATAATCTAGCTGTTGTTGTTGTTATACCTTTTTCAAATTTATATAAAGCAAAAACTGATGCAAAATATAAAGGATTATCGCATACTACTGCTTCAGCAGTAATATCTTTTTTAAGTCTAATATGTTTAAATTTTAGACCTATTATTTGATCTAAAAGCTTATGACTAGGTTTTTTCTTAAAATCCTCAATCATGCCTTTAATCATATAATCTGTTTTTATTTGTTTATTCATTTTTTCCTTTCTAGTTTATTACAGAATGACCACGACCTTTTAAGCATGATCTATACATATTTGGATAATTATAATTAGCTTTAGGAGATAACCACAATACACTTGCTCTTAAATAATAATTATAAATATATTTACTACTTTCAATTAATGTACTTGTGTTTTCTTTCGCTAAAGTTTTACAATGTTGTAGATCGTTTGTAAGTTCAACTGCTTTAGGCTTATCAAACGTACCACTACGACCTGAGGTATCAACAACAGGCTTATACACGCAAGCTTGTAGCAATATAATTACGCATAGCATTTTCTTCATATTTTTTCCTTTCTAGTTTTAACTTCTTCATATACTCTTTCATTGTTTTAGCTTCAATCTTGTCCATTAGTTCATAAACTTCTACAAAGAATGGGTTATTATCTCCAAATGTCCAACCTTTTTTTATAGAAACTTCATTTATTAATTTAAGCCTTTGTCGTTTTATCTTGTCCATTTTTTTTCTCCATATCTAGTTGTGATAACTCTTGTTCTGCTTTTTTTATTTTTTCTTGTAAAATTTGTTTCAGATCATAAAGTGTATATAATCTTTCAACTATTTTTGTTCTTTGCATTAGTTCTTTTAAATCCATAATATTACTCCGATTATTAAAATTGTTAATATTAATAAAGCAATTTTTAAAACTACCTTATTATATTTTCTATGAATTGGTATGCCTAGAATTATCATCTGTTTTCTCCTCTATTTTTCTTTGTCCTGTTTTATTATATCCACCTTTTAATTCTTCTTTAATAACTGATCTAGTATTCCAACCAAAAGGTATTTTATAATCTTTTGGAAATACAAAAAGATGATATTGATTAGCTGTATCTACTAATCTATCCTCGTTAGGATAAATTTCTACTGCTTCACAATCTGAACCTACAAGTTCGTTTTTAATTTCTTGTAAATGTCTCCAATCATGGATTGCAGTTTTATCTCTATTCTTTATAGACAAATAAGTCATTTGACCTTTTAATTCTTTATCATGAATTTGCCAATCTGCTTGCTTACCTCTAAAAACCATAACTATATAAATATCGTTTTCGTAAGTATCACAATCATACATTTCATGATAATATCTTTTACCATCTTGCCATGATAATTTAAGACCTGTAAGATTATAAACAAAATCTTGACAATATTTAATCCTATCTTTCATAGGTAAGTCGTAAATCTCATGTATTGTTTTATGAAATTTATTCATTATTTATTCTCCTTTAAGTTAAGCGAAAATGTTTTATCTGTAAACAATTCTGAAGTTATTGATTCTCCTTTAGAGAACCAAATTCTTGTAGTTAAACCATAAATGCTTTCATTGTAAAAATAAGAAGCAAAATATAGTTCTTTATTTAATTCTAAAAGATAATC